TAAGGGTTCTTAGACTAAATCTACCAGAACCACCTTCATAAAAATTAATACCACCAGCACCAGAAGTTGAATTAATGTGATTACCAATTCCTGCAGCAGCGACAACAAATTTTCCATAATTTGAAGGCACAGTTTCTCCGATACCCACGTTGCCTGAAGTGTCGATAGTTAAATAATCGTTAGTGCCGGGTCCAAAATTGTTGGATATTTTAAATTTATCAGAATCTGAATTGTCTATACCTTCTGACCAACTTGTTACTCCTGATACTGTATATGAAGTAAAAGGGTCGCCACCAGAACTTCCTGCAACTAATGTACCAATAACAGCATTAGAGCCAGTAGTATTGCTACCATTTTGTATTTCTCCCCTAACATCATTTCCTGAGTCTGACTTAAATACTTCAAGATTTCTATTTGATTGAGGTGTTCTTCCGATAGCAACACGACCTGAACTGTCAATTCTGAGTCTTTCAGTTTGTTCAGTATTGAAAGCCATATATCCACTAGCATGGTTGTAATAAACTCTTGCAGCTGTAACAGATGAATTGTCTTCAAAATTAAGTGCTGAAGCTGTTGTACCTCTTAAAACAATTCCTGAAGAAGCGTCAGCATATGCACCAATAGATAGATTATTTAATGAAGTTGCTGTTGTAGTATCGCCACCGATACCTACGTTGCCTGAGCTATCGATACGCATTTGTTCTGAGCCATTTGTATGGAAAGCCATCAAGTTGCCTGTATGTTGGTATTGCACACGACCACTTGTATCGGAATCTGTATCACCAAATAGTAAATTTCCTGTTCCAGTTGTACTTGTTTGTATAAGTGCAGAAATGCCACCAGAAGTGTTTGATACTGTTAGTGCTTGACTTGGACTTGTTGTACCAATACCTAAGTTGCCTGAGGAGTCGATACGCATGGCTTCTAAGCCACTTGTAAAGAACTGTTGTGTTCCATAATTAAGAAGCAAAGAATCACTTAGACTAGCACTATTCTCTTGTGCTAATTGGAATTTAAGCCTACCTTGACCACCTACTCCTGCATACTGAGCATCTATTAATGCTCTAACACCAGAAGCATTTGTTGAAGCATCTTGTCCTTCAAATTCTATCTTACCGATTGTTTGTCCTGATGTTGCTGTTGTATCGGTATTTTCTATTCTGATTGCTGGGTCGGCTGCTGCTGAAATATGTAATAGTTGGTCTGGACTTGTAGTACCAATTCCAATTCTATTGTTAGTAGAATCAACATAAAAAGTATCTGTATCTACTGTTAAATCACCTGAAACTGTTAGGTCTGCTAGTGTGCCGACTGAGGTTATGTTGGTTTGTGCTGCGGTTGTTAGAGTACCTGCTATGTTACCGAAAGCTACATCACCTGCAGAGCCTGAGAAGACCTCTGAAGTATTGGTAGCATCTGGAATGAATGTAAAGACTGAAGCACTATCATCGTAACCAAAGAATCCTACTTTAGCTGAAGTACCATTATGCCATCTAAATTCTATACCTCTATCTTTATTATCATCTGCAGCTGGAGCTGTATCGCCACCTAAAGTAAAGATTGGGTCATCAACTGTAACTGTTGTGCTATTAACTGTTGTGGTTGTACCATTAATAGTTAGGTCTCCAGTAACTGATAAGTCACCGCCTACCGAAGCATTACCAGTGGTGTCCATAGTGGTAAAGTCTGCTGCAGCTGGAGTAGCTCCACCAATCACTGTACCATCAATAGTACCGCCATCAATGTCTGGAGTGTTTATGTCTGGACTTGTTAGAGTCTTATTAGTTAAAGTCTGTGTATCGGTCAGTGTAGCCACTGTAGAGTCTATCGCAACTGTAACACTATTGGCAGAAGCAGATGTATCTATACCTGTACCACCAGCAACTGTTAAAGTTTCAGAATCTAAGTCGATAGCAATAGTACCACTATCGGTTGTTAAATCTAAATCTTGTGCAGTAACTTGTGAGTCGACATAAGCTTTAACGGATTGTTGAGTTGGGACTAAGGTTGCTGAGTTTGAAACCATGTCATCTTCATCAGCAAAGGCTGTAATGGTTATTACTCCATCTGATAGTGAACCATAAGTAATTGTTCCTGTTGTGGTAATAGCTGACGAACCATTGTCAATAGCTCCGAACCCTGAAGTAATGCTACCAGAGTTTAAAGCACCAACTGTGACAAGGCTTGAGTCACCCGGGTAAGCTGTCGCATCAGATAAGTTAAAAGCCGGAGTAGCATCTGACCCTCCAAGAGATACACTAACACCGCCATAAGACACTGACGAATTTGTAAGCGAACTATTGGCAATATTAGATAAAGTATTTGAAGCGGCATCTATAGTTTTATTGGTTAATGTTTGTGTTCCTGTTAATGTTGCAACTGTACTATCAATAGCTACTGTAAGTGTATTTGTTGCACCAGAAGTGTCGATACCAGTACCACCTGCAATAGTTAAAGTTTCGCTATCTAAGTCTATTGATAATGCTCCACCTGTATCACCTTGAAAGTCTAGGTCTTCGGCAGTTAGTTGAGTATCAACGTAATCTTTAACTGCTGCTGAAGTTGGTAAAGTTGTATCATTGTCATTAGAACCAATACCTTCTGATTCTAGTACAATCGCAGAAGCTTTGAAATTGTCTACTTCAATATTAGATACTGTGTTGTTATCAACATCTAAAGTTTTGTTTGTTAGTGTTTGTGAACCTGTCAGTGTTGCGACAGTTGAATCGATAGCTACTGTTAAAGTATTGGTAGCTCCTGACGTGTCGATACCTGTCCCACCAGCGATAGTCAATGATTCGCTGTCGAGGTCAATACTTAAAGCACCACCTGAGTCCCCTTGGAAGTCTAAGTCTTGTGCTGTTACTTGAGCATCAACATAAGCTTTAATAGACTGTTGTGTTGCTAATGAAGTTGCACTGTCAGAACTTAAATCGTCTTCATCTAAAATAGCAGTAACTGTTGAGCCACTACCTAGAACTAAGCTATCGAGGTTGGCAGTACCATCAATATATAAGTCTTTAAATTCTAAAGAAGAAGTTCCTAAGTCGATGTCATTATCTGTGACAGGAACAATAGCACCATCGGCTATATAAAGTTGTTGTACTGATGAGGAAGAAACATCAACATAAAACTCTATGTAATTATTTACAGTATCTATTAAAACTTTGTTTAAAGGTGTAGTTTCTCCAGCATCACCTATTAATGCTATTACTGGACCTTCACCTGCTGTGCCATCGTGTGCGTGTCCTGAAGTATTGCTAAATGCATTTACTAATTGATTGTATTCGTTATTAAATAACGCAGCTGTGATGGTATCGCCATCTGCGAATGTACTTTGTCGTGTATAACCTGCCATAATTTTTATCTCCTACCCGAAGGTATATAATCTACATAAAATCCGTTTATAATATAAGGTGCATTTGTGTCTTCACTAAGAACCCTAAAACTATTACTATAACCACTGCCGACTAATGGTATTCTTACTAGAGGCTGTTCAGCTGCACCAAATTTAGCTGTGCCAAATATAGCTGTACCAAATTTAGCTGGTGCTGGAACAGAATCCAAAACAATATCACTAGGTTGTGGTGTTTCATTACTATCGTAATCAAATCTAACTCTTAATGTTGGTTGGACTTCATTTTCTGGTCCAATAGACATTTTAATGTAATGTAAAGTTTTTAAAGTACCGAAGTCACCATAATCGTAATCGGGTGTCTGATACCTAGCATCTATATTACTACCATCAAAATCATCACCAATATCATGCTCATATATGTAACCTGTTTGTGAACCATGATAATGTTCTTCAATTCCTACCTCATTAAAGGCTGTACCAATCGCTGTAACTTCTATACCTTTGATTTCAGACCATTGAAAGCCATCTGGTCTTAATGTTCCTATAATACCTTTTTGGTCTGCTTCAACAAAACCTCTATTGGTATAAAATAATCTATATTGTGACTTGTCTCTATGTACCATGCTACTAATAACATAGTCATTAACGTTTCTTGCTAAGTCATTAATAATAGGTTGTATCTGTTTTGATACTGTACCTAACTCAACGTCACCAATTCTTGCAGTACCAGCCACTGTTCTAATGCCATCTGGTGCTAAGAATACTAAGTCACCACCAATCTCTTGTATGCTATAGCCACTTAAACATCCTACGTTCTCAGCAATAGGGTCAATTTGTATATTTGCTGCATCGTTTATATTAATTAATTTATGTAAACTGTTTTCACAAAAAACAATTAAGTCTTCACGGAAACCTCTAATACCAACAATAGTATCGGATATTGTTACACTTCCTGCTCCAACTCCTGTAAAATTATTAGGGTCATTATAAACACTGTAATAAACAGTAGTTTCCTCATCTTCAACACCTGATGCTATTAGGTGGTGGTCATGCGATGTAATAAATTTTATTGGAGTATTGGCTCCGTTAGGTTGTATTTCTTTAGCAAAAAATGTTCTGGTTGTTAAATCTCCAGTACCTTCCATTCTAAATGAAAAAATATCTGCAGTAGAATTATCAGCAATAAATATTTCACCA